ATTTTACCTTTTGAATGTTTTTACTCCATATCGTGATATTTATAATAAAACGATAATATGGGAAAAGAATTAAGTGGTGTGATTTATAAAATCACTTCACCAAACAACAAAATTTATATTGGTCAAACAATAAACTTTGAACAAAGATGTAGAAAATACAAATATCAAGCATTTAAAGGACAAATAAAACTTTGGAATAATTGTCAAAAATATTTATGGAACCCTATCGATACTATTGAAATTATTGAGATTTGTAAACGTGATGACTTGGATGAAAGAGAAAGATATTGGATAAACGAATATAATACTTATGTTAGTGGATTGAACTCTGATTTAGGTGGTGGTACTAGAAAAGGTTTTAAACATAGCGAAGAAACTAAAGAAAAATTAAGACTCGCAAATACTGGTAATAAACATAGTGATGAAACTAAGAAAAAAATTAGTGAAGCTGCTAGAAATATGAGTGATGAAACTAAGAAGAAAATTAGTGACGGTAATAAAGGTAAGAAGATAAGTATTGAACATAAAAATAAAATTAGCGAAACAAATACTGGTAGAAAATTAACAGAAGAACAAAAAGAAAAAATTAGTAAATCTAATATTGGTAATAAAAAAATGTTAGGTAAAACTCATAATGATGAAACTAAGAAAAAAATTAGTGAATCTAAGAAGGGTGTATCAAACATATTAAAGAAGATTAAAATTATTTGTGTGACAACTGGTGAAATTTATGAATCAGCAACAGATGCCGCTAAAATATTAAATATAGGACAACAATCAATATCAAGGGTTTGTAATAAAGACAGAAAAACATATAAAGGATTAGTATTCATGTTTTATGATGAATACTTACAAACAATTAAATAAATAAAAGTATGAAAAAATTAAATGATGAAAATGTGTTGATTGGTGGTTATCTCCATTTTTATATTAAAGACGGAGTAACTAAAAGTAAACTTATTCCTGTTGAATTAAAAGATGAATTTATGGAGAAATTCGGTAGTGATTTATTAAACGCAAATGAAGATGAAGTAAATGAATTTATAAAAAGAAAACAAAATAAGAAAAGAATTGTTGTTTTCTCTGGAGCTGGTCTCGATGCTGAAAGCGGTGTTGAAACATTTAGAGGTTTAAAAAATTCCATGTGGAATAACTACAAAGTTGATGAAGTTGCAAACATTGAAGGTTGGAGAGCTGACCGTGAAAAAGTTTTAGAGTTCTACAATGAACGAAGAAAACAAATGCCAGAAGTGGTTCCTAATGAAGCACATTATGCATTAGCTTCACTAGAAGAAGAATATGATGTTACACATGTAACACAAAATGTTAGTGACTTATTAGAACGAGGTGGTTCAACCAATATTCTTCACTTGCATGGTGAATTAAATAAAGCTTGTGACTGTTTAAGTAAAAAGCATATTTATGATATTGGTGCAAATGAAATTAATATTGGTGATAAATGCCCAGTAACTAATTCACAGTTACGTCCTTATATTGTATGGTTTGGTGAAATGCCTTTTGAAGTTCCTAGAGCGTATCAAGCAGTATTTAATGCGGATATCCTTATTATTGTTGGTACTAGTCTTCAGATTTCATATACGCTAGACATGTTAAATCAAGTAAGAAAGGGTAACGAACATCCTTCATTACCAAAAGAACCATGTAGAATAATCTATATTGACCCAAGCCCAATGCATTATTTGGATAATTATGGGTTAAAGGTTGAATACATAAGAGAATCAGCAACCGTTGGTGTTAAAAAAATTGTTGACGAATTATTAACTAAAAAAGAAGAATAAAATGAGTGTAATATTATTTGAACTAAGGGATGAACATATCCAATTGTTAAAACATCTAAGATGGAGTGTTAAGGACAATTTAATCGTGAACGTATCTGACGAGGAAGATTCAGCTGTTTTCGGTGAAAATAACATCTATGAAGCAATAGACTTGATTTTAAATGGAAAACCAGAAGGTTTTGACCCATTTAATACTGAAGATATTAAAGAATATACTGATGAAGAAAAGGTCAAATATGACACTTTATATGGTGAGTTACCAACGGCATTAGACATCATTTTATTTAATGGTAATTTTGAGGTTGGTCTTTATAAGACCCAATATCATAATCGGAACTGGAAAAAAACCAAATAATATGCGAAAAGTAGATATAAAAAAATACACACCTCCAGGAATATATGTTACTGAAAAAATGGAAAATTCCTCATGTGGTAACATTTGTAAAGATATACCAGAGTTCACAGAAGAATCCCTAATCAATTTAAACGAATTTTTAATTAAATTAGGTAGTGCTGAGTGTGTTGGTATCCGTAAAAAAATAGTAACCCTAAAAAAATATCTTATCGCAATTGGTGCATTAAAAATTAACAATTAAATAAAACAATTATATGAAAAATTTAAAAACAATTGGAATTACACTAGGTGTTTTCCTACTTATCATCTTAGCAATATTCATATTCAAAGCTGTTGTATTTGCTTTAATTATGTTTGTGTATTTGCTTAAATACATGGCAGTTGCTGCCATCATAGCTTTTCTTGTTTATCTATATATTAGAAACAAGAAAAAGTAATGAAAATAGCAATCTATCCTGGAAGTTTTAACCCGTTCCACCGTGGACACTATGACATCTTATTGAAAGCTGAAAAGATTTTCGATAAGGTTGTCATAGCTAGAGGTGTTAATGTAGAGAAAAAAAACGAAATCCTACCAATGCCTAAATTCTTAGGTGACAGAACAATAATGACTTATAGCGGTTTAACAACTGATTTCATCAAGGGGTTACCATTTGATAATGTTACTGTTATCCGAGGTCTTAGAAACTCAACTGACTTTCAATATGAAATGAATCAGTATCGTTATTTACAAGACCTAATGCCAGATATTCAAATGGTTAGTATATTTTGTGATAAAGAATATGAACACATATCAAGTTCTGGAATTAGAAATCTTTCTGAATTTGGTGATGAATTAACTAAAAAATATTTATTAGATTAATTTGGATTTGTCATTTTTTATTAATACCTTTGCTTAAAACTTATACTTATGAATACACTTTTATTTTCTCTAGATTCTAGAGTTGAACTAGCTAACGCTATTATTAAACATGCTAATGAGTGTGTTAACATGGAAGAACAAAACAAGGTTGAACTTGGTGAACTTAGAGTTCAGAAATTCTCTGACGGTGAATTATGTGTTGATTTCACAGATTCAGTTCGTGGTAAAAGAGTTTACATTCTTTCAAGTCCGAATACATCGGATGAAATAATTAAGTTAACACTTGCGATGGATGCTGCTAGACGCAGTGGTGCACATGAAATAATTCCAGTGTTGCCTTATTTTCCTTATGCTCGTCAAGATAAAAAAGACCAGAGCCGTGGACCGATTGGTGCTAAGGTTATTGCTGGAATGATTGAATTATGCGGTGCCACATCAATCATCACATTTGATTTACATGCTGACCAAATTCAAGGATTCTTTAATATTCCAGTTATTCACATTCAAGGTAAGAATGTATTTGATGAATACATTTCTCAAATACACACCAAAGATACTATTCTTTGTGGACCAGATGCTGGTTCTGGTAAGCGTGTGAAACGTATGAAAGACCAAATGAGTCAATATTACAACATTAACTTGAACTACATCATGCTTGACAAAACACGTAAAGAGGCCAATGTAATTGATGAAATGATTATCATTGGTGATGTTACTGGCAAGGACGTAATCATCTTAGATGATATGGTTGATACTGCTGGTACATTATGCAAAGCCGCTGAAGTAATCAAAGATGCTGGGGCCAAAAGTGTAAGAGCAATCATAGCTCATGGTGTATTGTCTGGGCCAGCATTTGAAAGAATTGGTGAGTCTAAGTTAACAGAGTTAATCATTAGTGATTCATTGAGAAAACCTTTCACTATTGATGTTTATACCAAATACCCATTAGATATGGTTAAAGATGGTGAAAGACTTTGGGATTCAATTAGTATGGGTAATGATAAGATTGTTGAAATTAGTGTAGCTAAGCAGATTGGTTTAGCAATATCGGCATTAAATAACAATTTTAGTTATGAATGTTTAAAAACTAACTGTGTATAATGGCTACAACTAAAAAGGTTTACGAACCGATGACATTTACACTTTCAGCTGAGCAAGTTGAGAAGTATGATAAATGGCGTATCAAGAAAAACAAGAAGAAAGGTGAAGCATATGTGGGTGCCATTGGTGGTGCTTATACGTTCTGCTTCACACCTACTGGACTCGGAGTAATCGAAGAAGTCAAATGTAGTGATGGTGAAGAATTAGATTTAACGGACATTAATAACAACTGGTAAAATGGTAGAATTTTTAAAAAAAATAAAGGGAATTAGAATAATACAATTTGCTTTAATTGTTGGGGCTGTAATATTAGCATCTCAAAACAAGGATGGTTGGGGTTGGTTATTATTTTTATTATTTATAACATTAAACGATTAAAATAATGGGAAAAAATAAGAGTTTTTCAGAAAGAATGAAAGCGTATGAACAATGTTACGATTTCAGAATTCCAGCTAGGACTTATACAATTATAAGACTTGATGGAAAAGGATTTAGCAAATATACTAAGATGTTTGAGAAGCCATTTGATGATATTTTATCAAATGTTATGGACGTGGCTACAATTGAACTTTGTAAATTCATGACTCCTAAGTTTGCTTACACACAAAGTGATGAAATTAGTCTTTTATTTACTGATATTGAAAACATTGAATCTGAACTTATCTTTGATGGTAAGGTACAGAAGCTATGTAGTGTTTCAGCATCTAAAGTAACATCTGCTTTCAATAAAACTATGCTTAAATTATTAGCATCGTTTAAATATTCACCAGAAGAACTTTTACAAAAGATAACTAGTGGTGATTTTGCTGAGATTGATGCGGTATTCGATTCAAGAGTATATATCATTCCAGACTTTAGGGAAGTATCTAACTATTTCATTTGGAGACAACAAGACTGTACTAGAAATAGTATAAGTATGGCTGCAAGTGCTTTATATTCAGATAGTGAACTTAAGGGTAAATCTGGTAATATGAAGCAAGAAATGATTTTTCAAAAGGGTATTAATTGGAATGATTATAAAACAAAATACAAGCGTGGTTCTATTATTAAAAAACACCAAATGACTGTTGATGGTGCCAATGGTGAAGAAGTAATGAGAACCAAATGGGTTCCAGATTATAATACACCTATTTTCACTGAACAAAAAGATTTTTTATATAACCTTATACCTATAATCAAATGACACTAGACGAAATTATTGCTGGTTGTAAGAGGCATGAGAACAAGTATCAAACGATTTTATTCGAAAAATACTACTCTAGAATGTTAATTATATGTGCTAGGTATTGCGAGAATGGTGATGAAGCTAAAGATTTATTACAAGAAGGCTTTATCACCATTTTCGATAAGGTTAATACATTTAAAGCTGAGGTTAGTGGTGGTTTTCCAGCTTGGATGGGAAGAATAATGCGAAATAAATGTATTGACGAGATAAGAAAGAAGAAAAAAGTGATTAAGGTTGGTTTAGAAATGTGTTTTGAGGAACCAATTTTTGAAACAGAGACACTAGTTGACATTTTTGATGAAAAATTAACCATCGCTATTGAAAAATTAACACCAAAATATAAACAAACACTTAAATTATACTACTTTGAAGATAAATCTTACAAAGAAATATCTGAAATATTAGGTATTCAACTAAGTACATGTAAAAGTAATCTAAAAAGAAGCAAAGAAAACGTAAAAAACATACTATTAAACTTGTAAGAGTCAAAAAATAGTAGTAGATTTGCAAAAAAATAACAAGAGATATAAAATTTTAATAGTGAAATTTAAAAAATTAAGCGAAGAACAGAAAGCATATGTAATTTCTACCTATTTTGATAAAGAAAGTGGGTTATCATATGAAAAAAGAGCTACAAAGTTATCAATTGAGTACGGTGTTAGTGAAAGAACCATTCGTTATTGGTGGACCAACCTTGGTCTTACTGAAAAAAAAGAGGTTGAACCAGAACAATACGCTAAAGCTAAGACTAGAACACACGATGAATCAAAAAAATGCTTCATTATTACTTGGGCACAAAATAATACACCAGTAAATAAAGGTTTTCTTAAGAATATAGAAGCATATGCTCAGCATATAGATGCTACTATACATGTTATCCTAGGTAGATATAAAAATCCTACTAGTGTTTTTGAGGATGCTAAAGAAGAATTCTGGGCCGATGAAATAACAAAGTATAGTGACGCTAATCGCCACGATATTCACAAATATGTTAGTATCATGGCTGATGTTAAGATTCAACCAACTGCTGTTAACCCAATGGTAGGTATGAATGCATTAAGTGGTGTAAACTCATGTGTGTTTGGTAGCCCAAAAGTTCAATTAGAAATGATTCCAGTACTTCATGGCAACATACCAAAAATGATGGTAACAACTGGTGCTCTAACACAAAAAAATTATACCGATTCTAAAGCTGGGATGGTTGGTGATTTTCATCACACCTTTGGATTCTGTATTGTTGAAATTAAAGATGATGAAACATTTTTTATCAGACAAGTAACTGCAAGTGATAAAACTGGTGAATTTACCGATTTATACTTTAATGTTAAAAATGGTGAAGTTAAAAGAATCAATTCAGTTGCGGCAGCTGTTCTTGGTGACCTACACATCGGTTCATTAGATGAAGAAGTAATTGATACAACACTTAATGTGTTATTCAAAAAACTACACCCAGAAAACGTTGTATTGCACGATGTATTTGATGGTCAATCAATAAGCCATCATGAAGCTAAAGACCCTTTTAGACAATATCAAAAAGAAGTTAACGGAACCAATTCTCTAAAAGCTGAGGTTGATGTAATGCTTAAATGGTTTGAGAAGGTTAAAGATTACAATGTAACTATTGTTCGTAGTAACCATGATGACTTTGTTGATAGATGGTTAATAAATGATGATTGGAAAAAGAACATTAAGAATGCGTTGGAGTATATTGAATATTCACATGCTATTTTGAAGGGTGATGCAAAGAAAGGTATTATACCATATTTGATTGAACAGAAATTCCCTAAGATAAAAACACTTGATAGAAGTTCATCTTTTAAGGTTAAGGGTTGGGAGTTGGGACAACATGGTGACATTGGTTCTAATGGAAGTCGTGGTTCATTGATTCAATTCAGAAAATTAAATACTAAGTGTGTTGTTGGCCATTATCATTCCCCAGGTCGTAAGGATGGTGGATTAGCGGTAGGAACATCGACTGGCTTAAGAGTTGGTTATAACTTAGGACCAAGTTCATGGTTACAATCACATGTAATCATTCATAATGATGGGCGAGCACAGCATGTAAACTTCATCAATGGTGAATTTACAACATTCGAATAAATAAAATGGGCTTAGGCCCATTTTTTATTAAAAATAATTTGGTAATATCAAAATAATTAATTACCTTTGTAGACTAATTTAACTGACAAGTATGAAAAGAGATTTAAAACTAAGAGAAGAACATCAAGTGCCAGCTAGAGATAGAATCGTTGCTGAATATGTTAAAGCGATAACAAAAAATAAAAAAGTTAAATTCGTTTTAGCGATGTCACCCAATAGTGGTAAAACTGAAGTTTCAATTAGTTCAATTGAAGAAGTACTTAAATTAACACCAGATGCTAGAATTTTAGTTCTAACTCATTCCACCAATGTAATTAAGGATAATTACTTAGGTCGTTTAGATGAAATGAACTTAAATTTCACTTATTCATCAACCTTTGACCCTAATTGTCAAGTACATATTACAATCCCTCAAAATGAAGCACATATAAAGGGAAAATATAACCTTGTTATAGTTGATGAAGGTCATGATAATTATCTAGCTGAACAAGAACAACGTATAATTAAAAAGGCTAAGTGTTCTATGGATTTAATCCTAACAGCAACACCATCTAAATTAATAGCGGAAGGTGGTTTTATAATGCATGTTGTTGGTGCCACTGAAATGACCAGTGAACACTCTGCTAAAATCAATTTAGAATTGGTTGCATCTAAAGGTGTTAAATGGACTGAGGCTGATTATAATTCTGTAGACGATATATCATCGAAGTATCAATACAAATTAGAAGAACTAGAAGAAACAATGGATTCAGTTGTTTTCCAATTATTAGAAAGATTAAAATCTGGTATTTCAGCTGAAGATTTTAACTTACCATCATCATGGCGTAAATTTAAAAGAAAAATAATTAAAAAGTTTTCAAAAGCTATGTCATGGAATGAAACATTTAAAGGTGTTGGTAAAACAATGATTACAACTCAGAGAATTGACCAAGCTGATATGATTTATAAGATACTTATAAACCATGGTGTGAATGTGACTATATCACATTCACAAAATGACCCTAAAGGTGATTATTTTACCCAATTTCATAATAATAAAGAAGGACTTATGATTGTTGTTGATAGAGGTCAAATTGGTTATAATGATGCTAATTTATTTAATATAATTGATATGTCTGGTACACGTAATCCTAATTTAATTTATCAAATGATGTTTAGGGTAGCTAGAGGAAATCAAAGTATGGAAAAATACTACATTAAGGTAGTTCCAAATAACCTTGTTGATATGGGCATTACTGAAATTTATGTTAATGTTGCTATTAACCTAATGGATAGAGATTTTTTATTGGCGTATAACGGAAAAAATCTTAAGAATCTTAACATACCTATATTAAGAAAACCTAGAGTTATCAAAGATAAAGAAGATGATGACAAAATAATTGATGGTGGTGGTCGTGGACTAGGTTCTGAGAAACCAACAGTATTACCCATATTTGAAAAAGATTTGGTGAAAACATTGAGAGATATTAAACACGATTTGAACTCAACAGTATCAATTTATAAAATTGGTACAATTGAAGACGCTAAAAGAATCATTCGTGGGGAAAAAGAGAAGGCTCGTAGAAAAACACTAGAGGAATTATTAGAAAGTGCTAAACAAACAGTTATTGTATATGAATAAAATTGATGGTCTAAAACATTGGAAAAAACAATTTCCAGAGGATTACGAAGATGCTAGAAGGCAATACAAACTAAATGAAATTTGTATTAAAATGGGTTGGGATAGTCCAATTTACCCAAAATTAAATACCGAAGAATTTATTGAAAGAGCTAAAAAAGTGCATGGAGACAAATATGATTATTCAATGGTTGAATACGTGAATGCACATACTAAAGTTAAAATAATTTGTCCTATTCATGGTGAATTTGAACAAATGCCGAATCCTCATTTTAATGGTTCTGGTTGTCTTAAATGTAGCGGTAGTTATAAAATGAGTACTGAAGAATTAATTTCAAAAGCTAAAGAAGTTCATGGTAATAAATATGATTATAGTTTAGTTGAATATAAAGACAGTAAAACTAAGATTAAAATAAAATGTCCGATACATGGTGTGTTTGAACAAATACCAAGAACACATTTAAAAGGTACTGGTTGTATGGAATGTAAAAAAACATTAATATGGTAGAAAGATGACAAAAATTGATGGTCTTAAGCTCTGGAAAGAACAATTTCCAGAAGATTACGAGGATGCTAGAAAACAATTTAAATTAAAAGAAATTTGTAATGAAATGGGTTGGAAACTACCTAAATATTATAAATTAACTACTGATGAATTTATTTCAAAAGCTAAAGAAAAACATAGCAATAAATATGATTATTCTTTGGTTGATTATATAAATTCAACTACAAAGGTTAAGATAATATGTCCAGAACATGGTGTATTTGAACAAACACCAAATTATCATTTAAGAGGTTATGGTTGTATTAAATGTTGTAAAAGACATGGTAGAAAAATTAAAATATAATTCATTGTCTGAATGGAGGAAAGATAACCCAGAAGATTATAAATCAGCATTTGGGCAAGGATTTATTGAAAAAATTTGTTATGAAATGGGTTGGGGTTATAATAAACGTAGACGATATTATTATAATCATAATTATTTATCGTTAGGTAAATGGTATTATTATCTAAAATTTTTAAAAGAAAATAACCATATTATTAATATTGATAAGCGTAAAAGGTATCATCAAGAATATTATTATATACATACAAACCTATCATCTAATATTAAAGAAGTTAATAATAGCAATGGTTTAATTCATTATATTTCTGAAGAAGAGTTAGATAAAATATCTGATAAAACGTGTAGTATTATTGGTTCTAAAAACTATCAATTGGGTGTTGGTATTTTACCTATTAGTGAAAATACAAGTGAAAAAATAATAATAAGAGTACCAATAAGTTTTTATAAAAATAATAAAAAGGGTATTATTCATTTCAAAGAATTAGATAAGATAGAAAAATTATATAATAAAATAATAACTTATTTAACCACAAAATAATTTTGTATATGTGGAAAAAAAATTGTACCTTTGTATAAAGTTTTAACTATGGATGAAATAATTAATAATAAGAAATTTATATCAAATCAAGTTGGAGTGTATTTTATTTTAAATAAAGATAATGATGTGATTTATGTCGGTCAAACAAAGTCTTTATATGCTAGATTAGCAACACATTATAGAAATATGTCTGATTTTGATTCTTATTCATTTATTGAAGTAAGTTTGCCAAACTATTTAAAATTGGTTGAATCGTATTTTATAAATAAATTTAAACCAAAATATAATTCAGAAAAATCATATCAAACAAATTACTTCTTTAATAAAAATGATGAATTATCAGATTCAACAAGAGATTATTTAAATAAAACATTTTCGTTAGAAAATTTAAAGAGAACAGATTTATTGATTAGTGTTGAATTTGATAAAATAATTGAATATTTAAAAGAGTCAAAAACAAAAAAATCAGTTATGTGTAATTATTTTTTAGACATGGAAGAAATCACTGTGAAAGATTTAATTAAACGATTACAATCTGTAAAAGATAAAAATGCTAAGGTTATATTTAATAATGTTTGATATGGGAAAAGAAATAGAAAGAAAATTCTTATTAAATGAAAAAGCTAGTATTCCAATACCAGCAAATTATAAAAGATATACTATAAAACAAGGATATATCTTAACTGGTGATTCTAAACAAGTTAGGATTAGACTAACCGTTTATGATGCAGTTATTGGTATTAAGTTCGGAAATAGTCCAATAAGGGATGAATATGAATATGAAATACCAATGGCCGATGGAAAAGAAATTTACGAAAAATGTGAATTGAAATTAGAAAAAAGTAGACTTTCTTTTAAAAGAGGAAAAGAACAATACGATGTTGATTCCTATCCAAATGATATAAATGTAGTTGAAGTTGAATTTAAATCTATAGAAGACTCTAACAATTGGGTTAAACCAGAATGGATTGGTAAAGAAATTAGTGGGAAAAAGAAATATTCAAACATAACGCTTGCAAAACAAAACTTAAAATTTTAATGAAAAACGGAAATATGCAAACAATGAAAGATGGTGATATAATTGATTTCGTAGTGGATTTTGATGGTACGTGTACCACTCATGACTTCCCTAGAGTTGGTAAAGAAATTGGTGCCGCACCAGTTCTTAAGAGATTAACAGATAAAGGTCATAGATTAATCTTATTCACAATGAGATGTGACCATAAAGAAATGAATTGGGAAGACCCAATTGATAAATCTATCAATTCATATGCTAAAAATCATTTAACACAAGCTGTCGAATGGTTTAAAAAGAATGATATTCCATTATATGGAATTCAAACAAACCCAACACAAGCTCAATGGACAACAAGCCCAAAGGCTTTCGGTCATTTAATTATTGATGATATAGCACTTGGGGCTCCATTAAGGTTTGATAGAGAGTTATCAAATGCTCCATTCATTGATTGGGCTGCTGTTGAAGCAATGTTAGAAGAATATGGTATTTTAGATGTTACATTAGATGGTGAAAAAATAAAGTTTTAATATAAATAAAAAAAATGAAAGTAAAAGCTGCTGGGATATTTGTGGTACGTAAAGATAAAACCCTTTTGATTTGTCACCCAACAAATCATGCTATGGATTTTTGGAGTATACCAAAAGGTAAGGTTGAGGATGGAGAAACTACACTTCAAGCCGCTATTCGTGAAACCTATGAAGAAAGTAATTTATATCTATCTGGCTCCGCTGAATTTGATATACATGTTATGAGTTCGGTTAATTATACTCACGGTAAAAAAGAATTACACCCATTCTTGTTTCACGAGAATGCTAGTTCTAATATAAATTGGGTTGAAGTAAATAAAACAATAAAATGCAATTCTGATGTTCCAGATGAAAGAGGTGATTTCCCAGAAATGGATGATTATAAGTGGATTAGCCTTGATGAAGCAAAAGATTTGCTTCATTATACTCAAGTAGCTTGCATTGATAAAATCATTGAAATCATAATGTAATATGAAACTAGATTTGCATGGTGTTAAACATGAAGATGTTCAGCGAGAAGTTGATAAGTTTATTTGGGAAGCAATGGAAAAAGATGTTTCCCAAATAGAAATCGTCACTGGTAATTCAGACCCAATGAAAATGGTTGTTACAAAGTGTGTTAAAGACTATGGGTTAATTTGTAACGAAGGTCTTATGAATAATGGATATCTTTTAATTGATTTGTACTAATGTGGTACGTTTATATGGTAGAGTGTGCTGATGGAACCATTTATACTGGCACAGCCACAGACGTAAATAAACGCATTTTAACGCATAATAAAGGTAAAGGTGCAAAATATACCAAGACAAGAAGGCCAGTCGTTCTAAAGGCTTATTTTGAGGCTGAGAATCGAAGTGAAGCATGTAAGGAAGAGTATCGAATTAAACAACTAACAAGACAAGAAAAATTAAAACTAATAAATGAACAAAGCAATTGAAATTCAAGCACCAAATCCTTTTGAGTCAAAGGAAGGTTATAAAACAATATTCTTAGCTGGTAGTATCGAAAATGGTTTAGCTGCTTATTGGCAGAGAGGTATTGTTTCTAAATTCTCAGATAAAGAAATTATATTTTTAAACCCTAGACGTAATAATTGGAACCCAAGTCTAGAAAATAAAATCACGAATACTGAATTTAAAGAACAAGTGGAGTGGGAACTTGATGGGTTAGATGCTTGTGATTTAATTATCATGGTTTTTGATGAAAAAACATCCAGCC